GTATCCTCCAAGACCACTGTTAGTAATAGAACCAAGAGTTGTAACAGAACCTGGTGTTGGGTCTCCAGATAGATTCAACACTAATGTAGTTGAAGTTGCAAGGTTGTTAAGCATTGCACTAAGTTGTTCAAAAGCATTATCAAGTTTTGCCTGTACTCTTGCTTCTGTGTAATAGAGGTTTGTACCTTCTGCTAGATCAGCAGTATCATGGTTATTAAGGTTTGCTGCCTGTGTTGCAGAAGCAGCATTACCTGAAGTATCTTGGTTACCTGCTGTATTAACACCTGGAAGATTAATTGATGCAGAACCATCAAATGCAACACCACCAATGTTGACTGAAGCAGCCAAGGCAGTAGCAGTAGCAGCATTACCAGATGTATTCTGAGTACCAGCAATGTTAACACCAGCAAGATCTATATTTGCTGAACCATCAAATGCAACACCACCGATTGTCTTAGATGCTGCGAATTTTGTTGCTGTATCAGCATTACCAACTAATGCTCCACCAAAACTAGGTGCAGTAACTCTTCCGTTAGCAGCATTAAAGAGGAAAGTAGATCTACTCTTAACTCCTAGATTACCAGTTGCATCAGTGGCAAATAGTACGTTGCAAGTTGTATCAGTCTGCTCATCAGAAACTGTAACTGTTGTTGCTATAT